CCGGATTGGCGTTCTCTTCGGTCCGGCGAAGCGCCAGGACGAGATACTGCTCTGCCGATACCTGCTCCCACGGGTCGTCCGGGTCCGTCGTGACATGCGGGACGCGCAGCCGCACCTCCGTCAGCGCCCGCTCCCCGTTCACGTTCGACCACCGCCAATTGGTGACCTTCTCGGTCATGTAGCCGGAAAACTTCGGGCGGCCCTGTTTGTCGTCCCAGTCCACCCAGATGCCGTAACGCGACGGCAGGAGCATCTCCCGCATCAGGCGCCGTGCGAAGCCATCGAGCGGCAGGCCCGTGAGCGTGCAGTCCCGCACCATCGCCTCCATCTTCGGGGGCAGGATGACCTGCGGGTCCTTGCGGAAAATCGCCCCCACGAGGCCCTGCACGGTGCGCTTCGTGGCGCCGTACCAGAGAGCCGAGTCGACGTAGGCCGTGTAGCGGGCGTCCGTCTGCCCGGAAAGCCGCGGCAGGTATTCCTCACGCCGCTTCTTGTCCGTCGACTTCACGGCGTCGGGGCCCTTCCAGGCGTCGCGGACACGCTGCCACTGCGGGGCGTGCTCGAGGTAGTCGGGATGTCGGGAGTCGACAGGCATCAGCGGGCTCGGGCGTTACGGTAATTGGCGGTGACCACGAGAGCGTGCACGATGCACAGGGTCACCACGACGTGAGCGTAGTAGGTCGATTCGGTGGCCAGCATCACGACGACGAGAAGCAGGCCGGGCAGCTTCAGCAGCGCCGGGCCCAGGAACGGTCCGAGAGCGCACGCCGCCTTCCGGACGACGGGGTTGATTTCCTCGCCTCCCGCCGACAGGATCGCCCACGTCTGGAGCGTGTCGGCCGCGGCAAGAATGACGTAGAGGCCGAACAGGATCATCCGACCGCGACCTCCATCCGCCGATCTCGCTGGCCACGCACCGGGAATTCCCGATTCACATAGTATCCCAGCGCATCGGAGATGTGCGTCAGCATCGGATCCTTCTTTTTGTCGATCTCCCCTGCCCCACCCTCGAGCGTACGGACGCCCTCGAGGTCACGAGCCACGTGCGGCGCCGCCTTCAGGTCCACCATCATCCGGATAGTCCCGTCGTCAGACTTCAACCGACTGTTCACCGCGTTCACGCGGGCACGTTCGGCCGGGTTCGACGGCGGGACTCGGAAGTGCACGCGGCGCCGGAAGTGCTTCGTCAGCATCTTGCGGGCAATCTCCCAGTCCGAGCCCTGCGTCTGCGCCGTCCCGCCCGCGCCGCCCGTCGCATCGCCGTAGACCATCACGCGCCCCTCGTGCTTTCCCCAGTCGGCGATCAACTTCCGGCAGACAGCCGGCGTGTTGGAGTTGTTCGGGATCCAGACCTCGCCGATGATGCCGGTACCGTTGTTCCCGGTCGGGAGCACCATCTCCTGCGAGATCCCCGCCACACCAGGCGAGATGTTGAAATCGAGCCAGATGCACAGCGGCGCCTGCGGGTTGTAGTCCTGGCGGAGGCGGGCGCCGTGCGTCTCCTCGGTGTAGCAGTAGTAGGCGCGACCGACGAAGTTGACGAAGGAAGCCTCGTACTCCTGCGCAAAGGTCAGCGGATCGAGGTCGCGCTGCGCTGCGGCGATCTCTTCCGGCGGCAGGACTTCCCGCGAAGTCCAATGGAACGCACCCCAGTCCGACCTGGGACCCAGCTCCTGCATCTGGGCTCGCGCTTCGCGATCGATCTCGTAGTAGTGGTTCCGCCCTTCCGGTACGCCGATGAAGTCGCACCAGCCGCGGCGGTCGGAGAGGGCCGGGCGAACGTTCTCGCCCCACGCGCCCGGCTTCATGTTCGCGTATTCGTCCAGGACGCCGCCGTCCCACGGCGTGCCCTCGATGCGTTCCGGCTTATCCATCCCGAGGACGTGGATCTCGGCGCCCGTGATGAGCCGGATTGCCAGCTCCGTTTCCGAGATCGACCGAACGAACTCACGCGGAACGAGCAGCTTCAGGTCGTTCCAGTAGATCCGCTTGGCCTGATCGCGCGTCGGCGCGGCGGCGAAGAAGCGAGGATCTGAGAACCGGGTACCGCGGAGGGCACGTTTGACGATCTTCCGCTTGGCCCGCTCGCTCTTCCCTGCACGGCGGCCGGCGGGAACCGTGTTGAACCGATGGACGGAGTCGCGGTAAGCGAGCTGCGCCTCAATCGGCTTCAGAATCGTCCATCTCTCCGGGAGTCCCGCCATCGTCTACGAGGTCCATTTCTGCCAGGCGCTCCTGGATCGCCCTGGCGACTTCCTCTGGTGACTTGTCACCGGATCCGAGACCCATGGCTTCACGCTGGTCGCGGGTCCGCATGAACCGGTTGAGCGTGAGAGCTGCGCGGTCACGCGCGGCGAGGAGCGTCTCGTAGCTCGGGCGGCGCTTGACCCGGGTGATGTGATTCTTGTCGTTCTCGTGCTCCTGAATCTCGACGGTGCGAAGGTCGTCCTCGTCGTCGGTGTCGTGGTAGGTCTGGACGGCCTCGTCAAGCCGAAGCCACTGCAGGGCGGCGATACGGATCGGCTCATCCAGGTTGGTCGAACTGATCGACTGGAAGAGCTCGAGCTCGTCCTCGCGGACGACAGTGGCATATCCGCCGTGCGTGCAACCGTTCTGGTTACCCTTCGGCGCTCCCGAACCCTTGCCCCCGTGCATCCGGCATCGACCGTTGGCCATGGCGAGTCCACGGCAAGGAGTACCCTTCCGGGTCTTTGCCCCGCAGAGCTTTCGATTTCCTCGCGGATCATCAGCCACATCATCGCTGCCTACGCTTGGGGTTGGTTCGCGGATAAGCTCACCGGCCATCGTTGCGGAGATCTCACCGCACCGGTCAGCCAGCCGCCGCAGTCGCCCTCATCGGGTCCAGCCGTCCGTGTCGGTGAAAGATTTCGTGGCAGGTCTCGCAGAGGACCGTGAGATCGGCGGGTCGCTCGTCCCCGAGTCGTTCGTACGTCCGATGGTGGACATTCAGCCGGTCCCGACCGGAGCATACCTGGCATCGATGCTCGGCCCGGGCTAGTGCGGCCCTACGCTTCCGCTGCCACTTCGCCGACCGTAGATAGTCCTCGTAGCCGACGGGCGTCGCGGCTGCCTCTTCACCAGAGCGGACGATCCATACCGGCGCGCCGGGAGCTTCGTCTCGAAAACGGTCTATCCGGCGCTGTTGGTCGCGCTGTTTCGATCGCTGCCGATAGGCGGATTCGGCTTCGGCCGAGCGACGCTTCATATCGTGAAGGCTTTCCCGCTCCTTCCATTTCCTCCTGGATCGCCTTGAAGCCATGGGAGAAAACGGCCTCCTGAACGCGCGCGCGTGAGTTGAAACCGGGCATCGTGCTGCCTTCCCGAGCCTGGCGGGCCGTCCGCCTCTCTCCCGCGCGGCCTGACGCGGGCATTGCTCTCGGGTCGATACCGACTGCTATGGATCTGCCGGAAAAAGAAAATGGGCCCCACCCGAGGATTACTTCCTCAGAGTGGAGCCCATTACGTACTCCGCGCCGGTCCGCCTCACATCGCGACCTACCTATTACGGGTCAGGTCGACGGGCTGGCGTGCTGCATTTCTTCGTCTTCTATTTCCGCCTGGAGGCGGTTGATTTCGCGCTCTATTCCATCGATCTGCCTTCGCAGCTGGCGTATCTTCCCGCGTTTCGTGTCGGCATCGGACTTCCTTTGGTAGATGCGAACCGTGTCGCGTTTCGTCACTGCGTTCTCCGGAATTTATACGACGTTCGGGGAGAGTTGTCAAGTTTCGCCGGCGTCCCAGAACCCTTACCATGCTTCACACGCCAATATCCTGGAGGTGAAATGAGCACATTTTACGGGCTGATCGGAGACGGTGTCATCCTCACGGTGATGTCCTATCTGATATATGGGCTTCGACAGAACATCACCGCTCAGAAGCGGACAATCGAGACCCTCGAGAGGCGCAGCCAGGCGAGCGAGCGGATCACCGAATTGTATGAGACGATGGTCTCGAAGTTTCCGGACCTCTTCGAGCAGTACGAGACAATCATGGTCGGGAAGCGGCAAGAGCTTATTGATGAACTGCGAACGCAGTTGGATGAATCCAAAGCCAGCGCAGAGAAGCTCAGAAATGATCTCGAATCCGTCTCCGGCACGAACTTCACCGCTGCCCCCTTTATCATCATCAGTCGAATATGTTGCAGCGCTTA